TTATCTTTTCATCATGAGCCATTGTGTGATGCTTCCGACAAAGTGCCATTAAGTTGTTTATTTCATCTTTTCCTTTGCCACGTCCTGATATATGATGTACGTCAACTGCTTTCGACTGGCACGCTTCACAAGGTATAAAATCTTGCTCGCCATATCCAAAATGCTTCATGTATATTTTAACGTGAGGTTGCATTTTTTTCTTTTATCCGTTTCGCTTGCTTTAATAGCGACTTTACTATTTTAGCATCCATTAACAGGGCGTTGACTGCTTCGTTAAATAGTTTAGAATCCATTCCCCGCGCGCCAAGTTTAGTTGCATCGTAGAATATTTTATCAGTATCTTTATTCGTTAGTAGTTTCATTTTGCTAAGTTAGTTATTTTTAGTTAGTTGAACAAATTAAAATATCTTTTTTTGGTCTACTACATGAGTAATATCCTCGAAAACTCCTATCTTTTGAATGTGATTACCTTTTTCATCAAACTCAATTGATACAGTAATTTTATTGCGTTTTAAACAAACCCATTTTTCTGATTGATTAGTTTCTAAATCTCCATGTTGCTTTAGTTCTTCAATTAATTTATCAAATAGTTTCATAGTATTAGTTTGTTAATTAGTTAGTATTATTTGCTTTGTACTTCGGAAATTGCTTTGAGTAAACTTGTTTTTGCTGCTTTTGGTAAGCTTTACTTTCTTTTGTCATCACTTTCTTTTCAGATTTCAAAACCTTGTTTTTATCTGATTTGTATATTTTTGTCATCGCTTTACCTGTTTTATAAAGTTGTTCATTATTTCTGTTATTTCCATTCGTTGTTCGTCTGTTAACTTCGTGTTTAGATAGCTCTGAAAATCAGCGCGCTTATTTTCTTGGTCTTTTTCCTTATTTAGCTCCTCAATAGATTTTGCCCTTTCTGTTAAGTATTGCTCTAAAAATGTCATTATTTTAATCGGGTCCACGTTACCATAAAACTCACCGTAACAACCCTTTTTAATTCGTGTAAAGAATAACCCAAACTCAGCAAAGTTTAAAGTATAAGCCTCGGAGTAAATCATATTTGCTAACTGTTGAACCTGTAATTGGGTTATCTTACCATTCACCCCGACAAATTCGCTAAGCTCATAAATCCAAAGCTCAATAAGCGCGTAACAAGCATCTTTAGTATAAGCCATTGCAAACTTTGAAAGGCTAATACTATCCGTTAAAAAAGCCTGTTTATTTGACTTTATTGAATGCTTATATATTGCATTCTGAATAGTCGTAGGCGCAAGCCTCGCTATTGCGCTCTCTAAGTTACCGTATTTTTCAATTACCGCTTGTGACTTGTGCAATTCGGCTGGCAATGTAGTTTCTTGTTTCATCTTGCTTAGTTTGCTTATCTGTTTTTATCTTAAAAAGTCCTAACCAATTATTTGAAATTGAGTTTAAAACTATTTGCTTTGCTGTTATCGGGTTGAATTCGCTTAGTAGTTTTAAATTTTGGTAGCACGCCTCTAAGCTTTTTTGGGTTTTATAGGATTGCTTTCTTTCTTTTTTGTAATCAATCCAATTGTAAAAAGTTTCTGAGTAATCAACTTCAACAAAAGAAAAATCAAAACTCTCTTTATTATTTACTTTACTTAACTTTACTTTACTTATATTATCTTTATCGGTGTTACGTACGCTTTCGTTACACGTTACATTTTTTATATTATCTTGATTTTCACGCCATTCTGAAATTCTTTTTCTGTTTTTTTCTTTTTTTATCATGAACTTTTCACTAAAGTTTAGCAATTGTTTGTTGAAAGTTTCACCATTGTTTGATGATATTATGTCGATTGTTTCCATAAACTTCCAACATTTTTCTAACTTTTTACCGACAAATAATTGCTTTTTTAGTACATCCGTTTTAACTGGTTTTTCCTGTTGAGCTAACTTTTCCAAAATAGAATAAAACAATCCTAAGCCCTCATAGCCGAACTCCATAAAAAGAAGTGTTATCTTTTCATCATTAAAGGCGTTACTATCGTGGAGAAAGTATTTCATTGCTTTGCCTTTAAAATACCTATCCTTATAGCTTGATTAACGTTATTCATAACCTCAACAAGTAACGCAATGTTTTCGTGCATTTTATCTCTTAGCATTAACTGTTGCTCTGTTGCTGTTTGCCAATCCTTAACACCGCATTCTATCTTTATATTTTCTGCAAGTTTTGCAATATCCCTTGGGAATGTTGATTTGCTAGAAGTTCTATCAAACAAAGCCCCACACATTTTTTTATATGAATCACCGCTAAAGTTTCTATATTTTAACAGTTCATCATATAGCCATGTATAAACCTCAATCTTTAAAGTTGGGCTTATTGCTAACGCTAAATCAATGAATAAGTAAGGATGATACCATGTACTTCCACTATTGCCTCTTTTAGTATAAATAACAACTCCAAATTGGTTTTCTAAGGCCTCAATAAACTCCTTTGTCGATTGCGTTTGTAGCCATGATGAAAAGTTAAACGCTGGCATCTTATTAATAGCCCTCCAATGATTTCCAGCTATTAATAAATCGTTAACACAAAACATTCCTGTTTTACTATTTTGCTTTATTGAGCAATCAAATAGTTTTCGTTCCATTAATACTGCCGTTTCCATAATTTAATATATTAGTTATTTACAAATATACAATATATTTCTGATATATAATTGATTTCAGTAAAATATTAATGTATTATTTTGCAAATAAGAAGCCATTAAAACGTAAAAACACGGCTGCAAGGGCTTCCACTCCCCGACCGTGCTTAAACGCCTTAATGGCTATATTGTTATAATTAAATCCTTTTGTCATACGTGGAAGTATTAGCAAGTACAAAGTTAGCAAATTATTCGATTAGTGCAACTTCTTTTTAGCTCTTTTTTCGTTTTTTTCTGCAATTTTAGTGAGTATATACTCAATGTTTACGCCTCGATGGATTAGCCAATTGGAGCAAACGACCATAACATCAGCTATCTCTAAATCCATTTTTTTAAAGTCGCCTTTTAGCATCTCGGTTACGGCCTCATCGCACTCTTCAATTAGCTTAAAATAGAACTCAGCGTTTTTAGTTCGTTTAGTAATAAGCCCTCTGTTTACTACTGCTTTGTAGTTTCGGTCAAAGATGTTCATATTAATCAAATAATTGTAATTGTCCTTTTGCTTCACATGCTGCGTTATGATTACGCTTGTTTATCTCAAAGTATGATTCTTTTAGCTCAATAGATATTGATTTGCGACCCATCTTAATAGATTGATAGCCCTCCGATCCAATACCTCCAAATGGACTTAAAACTGTTTCACCTCGATTGGAGTATAAAAGTATAATCCTTTCAATAACTCCGAGTTGTAAAGGGCAAATATGCTTTTCATCATTTTGACCTTTTGCGTTCATAAACTGCAGCGTATTTGTTTGGTCAATATCCATCCAGACAGGTGAAGCGTAACGCTGCCAAACTTGATGCGAATATTGAGTAATTCTATCATAACTTGATTCAGGATTATATCCCCAAAACTCATTAAATCCTTCGGCTGTTTTAGGAAAATTATCATATTGATGCATTGGAATATAATGAGTAAACTGCTTATCGTCTAACTGTATTGGCGTTTGGTTTTCTTCTTTAGTCTTAAAACATAATACTTTATCAGGTAGTCCACATCGAATAATACTCATATCCTTTGTAACTTGCTTGTGTGCTAATCCAATAGTTTTAGTTCTTACTGCAGCCAAAAGGGGATCCTTCCAAATAGTAAACTCTGAATGTAAAAACATATCCAATTCCTCGAATATATCTCCAATCATTGCAGAAAATCTACGAATACCTATAAAACCATCTCTGCTTTTCAATGTAGGTAAATCCATGCAGTGAATAGCAATAATTCGACCAGGTTTAATAACTCTTTTAAGTTCAATAGCCAAATACTTAAACTGCTGGACAAATTGATCATAATCTGCTACATTTCCCATATCTTCAATATGATTTGAGTATGTATATAAATCAGCAAATGGTGGAGAAAATACTATTAAATCCACTGAGTTATCGTAAACTTCTTTAATCCTTTTAACGCAATCACCATGCATTAACCAGTAATTATCTGTTTTGATGTCCTGTGATTTATCCATTTTAGTAGTTAGTTGGTTGTTTAAGTTTTTATTTACTGCTTTACACATATGATGTTGCATAGTTACAAATGATTTGTGCTTATCTTTTTGAATCTTTATGACATTAATCATTCTATCCGTAGTTATCATGTAGCATGTAACTTTTCTTTTTTGTCCGAACCTCCATGATCTTCTCATCGCTTGATAAGATTGCTCAAATGAAAAATCGACTGAATTAAATATCTGATAAGCGCAATTTTGATAGTTTAAACCTTGTGAAGCAATAGATTGCTTAGTTATCATTATCTGATATTCATTGTGAGCAAATCCCAATAAATCTTTCTCTTTTTTTTCATTTGAATCTGAGCCTTGAACATTTCTGCAATCATAACCCAAATTTATAAGCTGATTATAAATATTTTTAGCCTCTTCGTTTTGCTTAGTCCAAATAATAATAGGTTCGTTTTTGGGAATATTGCTTATTATTAATAGTGTTTCTTTAATTCTTAATATCTCAGTATCTCTTAGACTTTGGTTATAATCCGTTGCATTAACAGCAAGCCCAGAAAACAAAACACCATTAGGTATTGGAGTTGAAACTTGCCTTTCGATTATTTCTAGTTTAGGCAAATCAAACCCATCCATATTAAAACCTATATCTTTTGGGTGTGAATACATAATAGCCCATGTAGAAACAAACTCATAAAACTTATCAATAGCATGGCCTTTTAATCTCCATTGCTGAGTTTCATTTGTATCGTGAACAAAGAACATGGCTAGCATCTCATTATAACCCATTGCATCTAAAAAATCAGAATGATTGCCTAACTCCATAGGATCGTTTGGGCTCGGAGTTGCTGAAAAACAAAACTTATACGGAGTTTTTTTAAACTTATCGATTAGTAAGTTTCTGTATTTTCCTGTTTCGTTTTTAAGAATAGAACTTTCATCAAGCAATATACATTCGAACAAATCACAATCAATATTATCTAGCTGGTCGTAATTTGTAATGTATATTCCAGGTTCAAATGAATCGCCATATCGATTAACTTTAATCCCAAACTTTTCTCCAATTTCAATAGTCTGTCCTGTTACTGCTAACGGAGCCAGTATTAATGCCATTACATTAAAACGCTTTACTACTTGATATGCTATATCAAGTTGCATCGGAGTTTTACCTAGTCCTGTATTGGCAAATATTGCATATTTACCGGCTTTTAAAGCGCGCTTAACAGTGAACTTTTGAAAGTCAAAAAGCATCTGGTTTAGTTCTGATTCATCTATATCAAAACCCGAAAAGATATGAGTTTTTTGCTTAGTTTCAAGAAACTCATCATAAGATAGTTGCTGCATAGTTTTAGTTTTTGTCTAATTTCTACATTTAGTTAGTTTTGTACAAATAAGTTTGTATGCTTTACAGCATGTTATCGCGTAATTTTTCAGTTTTCAAATTCTTTTACCGCAGCCTCCGCAAAGTGCGTTTGAGTTTTCATCAACAGTTCGTGTAAATTGGCTAGTTTCACAACTGCATCTAAGTTTTTCAGTTTTCAAATGTTGTTTTAATGACTCTATCATTGCTATTTTAGCTTGCAATTCAATTACTAAATCAGGAGATAATCCATTAATAAGATATGTTGTTTGCATATCAGTAACCTCTTTGTCCAGTTTTGTAATCTTTTTCTGAATTGTCACAGCGTTAAAATCTGGCTCCCGAAACTCAGGAACATCCAACACACACTTTTTGTCGATTGGTGCGTTTTGGCTCGAATTAGTTTGCAAGGCTTTATCCAGGTTATTCATGATATAAGTTATCTCTTAAAGTAACCCATCCCTCTTCGTAGTATGAATAGCTGCCTTTAAATACGTATTCTTTTGTGGTTGTATCGTAAATCATAAGATAAGGGTCATGATTTCTTAACTTCTGAATGTCGTAGTATTCAATGGCCTCTTCGGGTGTAAACCGCTTGCCGTGCATGTAGAATATAAACGGTAGCTTATCAAATTTATCGCACTCTTTTTTTACTCGGCATTTACGAATAAATAAATATAGAAATATTCCGATAATTATACCAAGAATACATCCTAAAATAAATTCACTTTGCATAGTCTTTTAATTTAGTTAGGTTATCATCAATAATTAGAGTTATAGTTCTCATTTTCGAGGTGTGAAAAGCGATTTGTTTTATTCCAGCATCGAGGCAGCCCCACAGATTTTTATTGTCGTAATTCAAATCAATCTCAGCTGCGTAGTAATTCTCTTTATTAAGCCTATTTTTAACCTTTAATTTAGTGATTGACACAACTATGTTGCCTCGATGAGTTAAAATGAAAATAGGGGTTAAAATTCGCTCCTCTGATAGTATGTTTAGTTCGATGCAATCATCGTACTTCACCACGCTAAAATAGCAGCTGTTTTTCGTTATTATCGAACCGTCTTTGATTTCGCCAAACTCATTGTACCACCCCGAAGAGTTGTAAAGATGATTTTCAAATGTTTGCCGTTGGCCGAAAGTGAGCAGCGGTAATAAAAGGATTAGAAGCGTTTTCATTTTAGCATCGATTTATGAAAGTGTTTTGATTGCGTACCGAAATAAGCGGTTACCATTCCATCTTTATTTTGTACCATTGAGCTTTTAACAGTTCTACCAAACCACTTATGATTTTTTTCCATTACAGTATAATAGCCTTGATGCTTTAAGTTATCTGTTTTTTTAATTTCAATAACCTGGTTTAAGCAAAAAGCGTTATGAGCCTCGACTATTTCGTGAGTTTTGTAGTATGGTTTTACTCCATACATCCTTTGAAGTGTGCCTAAAAAGTCTTTCATGTTAGTATGTTTCGGTTTTTAAATCCTGTTAAAATATGGTTCAACTCCGTTGAGTTTCTTGCTTCAAACTCATCCAACTTATATTTTATTAAGTAGCAGACACCGCCTTTATAAGTTGTATAGTATGTTATAATTCCGCACTTATGGAACCATCCTGCAGTTCGATGCTGAATAATCTG